ATACAGATATCTTTGTTCGTAGTTATACCCTTGCTGGCATTGGATGGACTGGCTGGAGAACGATTTGATTATTTAGCAGCTATTGTAACAATCCGGTCCACGAAACTTTCCATACGCCATCAATGTCCAGAAATCTTAATGTAATGCGTTTCTCACCATTAAAATAGAAATGTATTGCATAACCGGCGGTCATTGATACATCGTAATATAGGCGGAAACCAAAGGATTTTTCAGCATCGTCAAAAAACGGTTGAACTAAGGCCACTTTGTCAAAATGGAATCTGGCATTAAGCCCTGCCAAATTGGTATAACGCCCTGAAGTCGTAAAATGTATCCTGCATAACAATTCCACGCAATTATAACTGTGCTCAACATTGCCTTTATACGTACAACAACTAAGCCTCCCGTCAGGCAGGCTTCAAAAAAAATCTATGTTATTTTAATCCTTATCCGGCAGCGTACATATCGTACTCATACTTCATCTTTCCGGCGCCGTTTTTGGCATAGATACGCGTTGTCTCAACACTGGCATGTCCCATTATGTCACACAGTGTCGGCAGCGGCATCCCTTTATTCAGGGCGCGTGTTGCAAACGTATGCCGTAGCAGATGAGGAAATACCCGTTTTCCCAGCCCTGCCCGTTTTGCAATCCTGCGTATTATGTTCTCCAGGGCATTCTTCTTTAGGCCTTGATGCGGCGCCCGGCTGGAAAGTATGACTGGACCGCTGCGCCGGTCACCTAAATACTGCTCCAGATACTCAAGCGCCCGCTCTGAAAAGAATACTATCCGTTCTTTCTGTCCTTTTCCGATTACCTTCACATATCCTGCCTGTAGGTCAAGATTCCCCAAATCCATATTGACTACCTCAGATACCCGGCACCCAGTGGCCAGGAACAGCTCCAGCACTGCGTTATCGCGGATATTTGTGCCGCAGGCAATCCGCATCTTCTCCATTTCCCTTGGGCTCAGTGCTTCCCTTATCTCTGCCACATACTTAATAGGGTCCACAGTTGCCATAGGATTACGTCTGATATATCCCCGGTCATGCAGGAAAGCAAAGAAGGAACTGGCTATGCGCCGCTTATGGTCCTTTGTACTGGCACTAATCTGACGTACTTGCTCATAGTAGTTCAGGCATTCCACCACATCCTCCCCCGTAATCTCCTGCACCGGCTTTCCCACATACACCAGTAGGTCTGTCAGGAAACGTTGATATTGATTGACTGTACTGGCCGAGTAATTCTCAAACCTCATTTTCCCTATGAATATATCCAATTCCGGGAAACTGATTACATTGGTGCTCAACCCAGTCTCCCTTTTGGCCACCTCATAGTTCCGGAGCACCGCTGACAGTGCCCCATCAATCACCTGTAGCGCAGGCCGTTCCAATTCATTGGACAGCCTGGCCATCAGTTCATCCTTCAGTCTTACTTCATCCATTTAAATAACCCCTTTCCTTATGATTTTATGGTACTTTAATCATAAGCCAGGGGGCTTGATTTGGGCAATTTTCTTTACTGTGCGCAATACCAATTTAAAAGATATCATGAACCATACATATAGATTCTCTACTCAAAACACAGTAAAATACATATCATTCAACACAGTCGAGAGTGGCACAGGTCCAAGAAGGAGCATCATCTTTTACTATACCGATAATGCTGACCCGGATGAACAGGTGGCGGCATTATGGTTTGATAATGTGAATATCGGTTTTGATTGGAGAGAACATGGGAGTTGGGTTAACATATGGACAAAATGATTACCTTACAGATTTTTGACGATATTCCAAGTGGTTCCGCCGTCAGTTGTTTTCCAAACAGTAACTCCTCCATCCATGCCAATTTGCAGCCTGTGTGATGTACTTCCTGAAAAGGGAGACTGTATCCCGGTGCTTCCAGTATTCATTACTAACCGATTAGCTAAATCCGAGTTTGTAATAACCTTAGTGTCATCCATATATGCTGTGCCGTTATCATGGATACCAAGGGTATGTGTTTTATCGGGTGACCGTAGAGCAGTTTTATATGTAGACTTGATTATTGCATCTGCTAAATTGGTATTGAACACACTAGGGAAAATGCATAAAACTGAGTTTTGCCTGAATATTTATACTGATGGGCGCAATACCAATTTGCCGTACAAATATCTAACGTCCTATAATGTACCCAATGGGGGAACATTACTGTCCGAGGTTGTGAGCGCACACAATGCCGGTTATAGATGTTTTATCGTCTACGCAATGGGCAATGTATTAGATGCGCCAAGTAATGCCTATGCGCAGGTACGTGTGACAAATGGCGATAACCGATATATTGTCTGCGAGTGGATGAATGACAATGAGGCCAGAGGGTATGTTGCGAAGCGGATGATAGATACACAGACAATGCAATGGGCCGGTAATTGGTCTGTTCCTGTCTTAAACTCGGATTTAATACACGGAAACACCGATGCATTTTCCATCCCTGCTAATTCTGAACGCCGTATTACTGTTGACCTAAGTCGATATAATGTAGGCACTAATTATCGTCTCTATGCTGTAGTTAGAGGGTCAACCTGGGCTAATGTAGGAGCCATATATTGCAATAATAACCAGACAATTATTGATACTCGTAACCTCAATAGCACAGCTGTTAATATTTCACTTTGGTACACGATTATACGAAAATGATTATTTGGGGTATGTGCCGCTTACCCTAAAAAATGCTATATTTCTGCCATCCGCTTGTAGCCGCATAAATGGACCAGTGTTGTCGCTTTCGTAAAACCAGATGACTTTGCCGGCTTTGACTCCATTAATGTAATAAGCCATATCGGCGTTTGTGATAACATCGCCTTTTTTAACCCAGCTAGAGTCATTATCCGATGCGGATGTATATAGTGACACAATCCCCTTGTTTGACACATACAAGCGAGTTTTTTTCCCATCCGCATACAAGCTGTCAATTCCCGTAAAGGGATTTCCTTGGACTATTCTTTTTTCATAGTTCCCTAAATTGGTATAACACACAGCAAAAACGAAAATTCAGGCCCTCCAAGGGCCTTTTATAATACATAAAAATGCAGAAAGAAGGTAAAAACATGGAAAAAATCAGAATAGGAAAGGATGAGCCGCTGTATGAGATTAAGGGTATCCGCCCCATGTCTCCCAATGTCATGCAGATTGTGTTTGCCGGCCCCGTGCCCATCTCCTGGGGAGACATCGCCATCTACACCGAGGATGGCACGGAGGCAGCAACCCTGACCGGGTATGACACGGTATATCGGGACGATGGCCAGACCGTGTACCTGTCCAATGATGGCAGCGTGTATCAGGTGCCTGAGACGCCGGATGGACCAGGGGAGCCTCCGGAGCCTTATGTCCCGACACTTGAGGAGCTGCAGGTAGGCAAGCGCCGAGAGGTGGCAGCGGAGTGTGAGCGGCTTATCTATGCCGGTATCAACGTGGCGTTGGCTGATGGCAGCGTGGAGCATTATGCGCTGACCATCGAGGACCAGCTTAACCTGTTCGGCAAGCTGAGCCAGATAACTGCCGGGGCAACGCAGCTGGAGTACCACGCCGATGGGCAGCCCTGCAGGTATTACAGCGCGGCAGACATGCAGGCCATTATCCAGGCGGCCATGTGGCATGTGTCCTATCACACCACGTACTGTAATGCACTTAACATGTGGATTGCTGGCTGCCAGACCACGGATGAGGTGGCCGAGATATTCTACGGCGCCGATGTGCCGGAGCAGTATCAGTCCGATGTACTGCAGGCGTATCTGGTGGAGATTGCTGCTATGGCAGGAGGGGCAGAAGATGAGATACCGAAGGATTAACAAGTATACAGCCCTGCTGGCTACCGGAGGGCTGTTGTACATAATCCTGGAGATGGCCTGGCGCGGCAGGAGCCATTGGACGATGTTCCTTCTGGGCGGCATCTGTTTCGTGGTGTTGGGACTAATCAATGAGGTACTGCCCTGGGACATGCCCCTGTGGCAGCAGATACTAACCGGCGCCTGCATCGTGACGGCGCTGGAGTTCCTGAC